AAACGGTTCAATTTCAGAAGACCAGACAGGCACAATGCCTGCCAGCAGTCCGGCAAGCGGAAAACCGCCGCTGCCGTCAAAGAGGCTGCCAAGGGTGAGGTTACGCATCTGACACCTCTACTTCCGAATATTCCATTCGCTTCCCATCCCGAATCAAATACACATCATCGGAATTTCCGTCATGGAGTTTTGTGTACCTTTCAACAGCTACATCAACAAACTTCGGTTCCAGTTCCACACCGAAGCACACACGATTTAGCTGCTCACAGGCAATCAATGTAGAAGCACTTCCCAGAAATCCATCCAGCACCATTCCGTTTGTCTGTGTACACTGGGAAATCAGATAGGCGATCAGCGGCACCGGTTTACTGGATGGATGTCCGCAGCCGTCCTCTTTGCTGTTTTTAATGCGGTCAAATTCAAATACCGTTTTCTGTTTCTGGTCACCATACCAGATATGCTTTCCGTCTTTTCTCCAGCCCCAGATAATCGGTTCATGGATATACTTCCAGTCAGTTCGGGTGAGAACAAGGCGGTCTTTCTTCCAGACAAGTCCTGCACCGACCTTGAAGCCTGCATCTTCATAAGCATCATGAAATACACGTGCCTTGGAGGTGGCATAAAACACATAAATGCTTGCATCCTTCGCCATGGCATCTTTGAATCTCTCAAATGCAGATTTTAGAAACGCATATCCTTTTTCATCATCAAGGTCATCATTCTTGATTTTGCCTGACGTGCTTTCCAGATTGACAAGATACGGCGGATCTGTGCAAACAAGATTTACTTTTGTGTCTCCAAGAAGTGCTGTATAGGTTTCCGGCAAAGTGGAATCACCGCAGATGACAGTATGTTTTCCAAGATGCCAGATGTCGCCGAGTTTCGATTTGCAGGGCTTTTCCAGTTCTGCGTCTACATCAAAATCATCCTGTTTTGCTTCATCACTGTTAATGTCGAAAAGGTCAGCAATTTCAGATTCATCGAAACCAGTCAAACCAAGGTCAAATCCGAGATTCTGCAATTCTTCCATCTCAACAGCAAGCAGTTCATCATCCCAACCAGCATCTAACGCCATCCGGTTGTCAGCAAGAATGTACGCTTTCTTCTGTGCTTCCGTCAGATGGTCGGCATACACACAGGGTACTTCTGTAATGCCTTCTTCCTTTGCCGCCATGATGCGTCCATGTCCAGCCAGCACATTGTATTCCCGGTCGATAATCACCGGATTCACAAAACCAAACTCACGCAAAGAAGAGCGAAGTTTCAGGATCTGTTCCTTGTTGTGGGTTCTGGCGTTATTTGCATAAGGCACTAACTTGTTGATGTCAACAAGCTGAAATTCTGTGGTCGTTGTCATCTGTGATTCCTCCTCTGCTGAATTCTGAGCATACCTCTTCGGGCGGCATCCATATTGCCTTTGACAGCCTGTCCTTTGATTGTGCGATATTGCTGTTTGGTCATGTTATTTCTCTGCTGTTTCAGTTCTCTCCAAAAACTATTATCTGCTTTCATAAAAACTCACTTTCTGCTTCTCAGCAATTTTTCCATCATATCTTCCTGCGGATTGCCCTGAAATTCCACAGAACAATTTTCACGGACTATCTGAAAAATCTGATTCCAGATTTGGTTTGCCTGTTTCATGTAATTCTGTGACATCGCTACATAGGGAGAGGCAATTGCCGCACCGGTTGTAGGATGTTTGGAAATATATCCGTACTTGGTGACGATCTGCTCACAGTGAATCCAACGGGAAATACTCATGGCATACTGTTCCACAAGCTGACGGCTGACGATTTTCTCACAGGAGCGTTCTTTCAGCCACTCATATGTTTCCGTATACACTTCATCTGCAAGGAGTTTTGTGCCGTCACGCTGTAATTCTTTCATGAAATCTCTGACAGGCGGTGTTTCAGCGGATTCTATATCCGCAGGCTGCATCATAACTTCCGCCGATTTTCCCTCAGCAATTTTCTCCGTGAGTGCCTTTCTTGGTCTTCCTGCACCCGGTCTTGCACCGCCTCGGTTTGTACCGTCTTTCGCCATGATGCCATCACCTCCGAAAAATCAAAGAAATTCAAACAAAAATGTTAAATCGGGCATGAAAAATGCCGACTGCAAAAGTCGGCAAAGTTAGATGTTATCGGTATTTTTCAATATTTATATCTCTGAGGGGTCAATAGGGTGTTTGAATACCCGTTTTTGTGCGTGAGAGGGAACGCCGGTCTGTAAAAAATTCACAATTAGCGATTTTTATCCCCCCACCGGCAGCATTTCAGACACAATCAATACCGATAGACAGGATTTCGGTCTTCCGTCCATGTCTTGTGGTCATGGCAGGACTTGCATAACGCCTGCCAGTTGCTTTCATCCCACATCAGATGCGGATCACCACGGTGAGGAATGATATGGTCGACCACGGTCGATGCCGTGAACCGTCCCTGTGCCTTGCAACGCACACACAAGGGATGCCTGCGGAGGTACGCCTTGCTGAGTCTCTGCCACCTGCTGCCGTATCCACGCTTGGCGGCAGACGGTCGGTCTGGATGCAGGAACTGATGCTCCGCACAATACAAACCGTCTGTCAGATTGGGACAGCCGGGGTGCTTACATGGTTTCAGTGCCTTCCTCGGCATAAGGTTCACCTCCGGATACAACGAAAGCCCATGTGGAACACCACAGGGCTTTCGGTCAGTTTTCTATGATATTATTATATCACACCTTTTTGCAAAAGTCATCCTCAATTTTACTCATGCCTTACCATAGAGAAGCAACGTCAAGTGTTGTACGGCACGATTCTTTTTGTTGTATGCAGAAGAACGCTCAATACCGAAGTGCTCGCAAATGGTATAAATGTTTTGATCTTCCCGCCAATAGAACTGTTCCAGCACATACCGTTCATCCTCCGACAGATTGTCCCATGCAGGCTGAAACCATTCCATGTATTCCTTTGCCTGACGATACCGTTCCCGCAGCACATCGATTTCGTCAATGGCAGTGATAATTCGCATTTCGCCGGACTGCGGGTTCGGACTGCCGCCCGGCATATCCGTAAATGCCGGACTGCCAAGGGTGGTGGTGTCTTCATGCACCTGTGCGATTTCTTCGTCTGTATGTGCAAGGATGTAAGCCATGCTGCTGTAATCCTTCAGTGCGTTCACAGCGGCACTCCGTTTGTCTAAGTACTGCCAAATGATATTCATCTGCTACCTCCAAGTTCTGCTTTGACGGCTTGCATCAAAGCGGTCTGGGTTTGTTCTTTCTGGGTTAGGGCTTTCAGGATACGTTCGTCAATCGTCCCTTTCGTGATGAGATGTAGAATGACGACCGTTTCGGACTGCTGCCCCTGCCGCCACAGTCTGGCGTTGGTCTGCTGGTAGAGTTCCAGACTCCAGGTCAGTCCAAACCAAATCAAGCGAGAACCACCTGCCTGTAAGTTCAAGCCATGTCCGGCAGCGGCTGGGTGCAGCAGACCAACTTGCAGCCTTCCGGCGTTCCAGTTCCGGATACTGTCGGAGGACTGGATTTCCTGATAGGAAACATTCAGCTTTCGCAATCGCTCTTGAATCCGCTCCAAATCATGCTTGAACCAATACGCCACCAGAACAGGCTTGCCATTGGCTGCCTCTATCAGGTCTTCCAGTGCATCCAGCTTTCGGCTGTGGATGGGAATCACTGCTCCGGTGTCGTCATACACCGCTCCATTCGCCAGTTGGGAAAGTTTGTTGCTGAGGGCAGCAGCATTAGCGGCGGTAATCTCAGTGTCCTGCATCTCCAGAATCAATTCAGACTTGAACCGCTTGTAGGTTTCTTGCTCCGTGTCGGACAGCTGCACAGGATATTCGTTGGAAAGTAATTCCGGCATGTGCAGGTGGTCAACTGCTTTCATCGAAACCGTGATGTCCGATATTTTCTCGTATATTCTTTCTTCTGCATCCGGAAGAGGCTTATAGGAATACACGATATATCCGTTCTGCTTGTCCGGCTTGAAGTAGGCATTCCGATACTGCCCGATGAATCTGCCGAGCCGCTGCCCCATATCCAGCAGACGGAATTCTGACCATAAATCCATCAAACCATTGCTGGCAGGAGTACCAGTCAGCCCCACGATGCGTTTCACATTCGGTCGAACTTTCATCAGGGCTTTGAAGCGTTTGCTCTGGTGGCTCTTAAAGCTGGAAAGTTCATCAATCACCACCATGTCATAATCGAACTTCGTGTTGTTGACGAGCCAGTCGATATTCTCCCGGTTGATGATGTAAAGGTCGGCAGGGGCTTTCAGAGCGGCAAGGCGTTCTTCCTCTGTGCCAACTGCTACACTGTATCGCAGCGGTTTCAAATGCTCCCATTTTTCGATTTCAGCAGACCATGTATCACGGGCAACTCGCAGCGGTGCAATAATCAAAACCTTTCTGACCGCAAACAAATCAAACATCAAATTGTGGATTGCGGTCAGTGTTGTAATCGTCTTACCAAGTCCCATGTCCAGAAAGAGTGCTGCGATTGGATGTTCCTCGATAAAGCGAACGGCATATTTCTGATAATCATGTAGTTCTATCGCTTTTCACCTCCAAGATAATTTTTTCGATGTCCTCACAAGCATCCAAGACGTAAACCAGAAAACCCAATCGCCTCAGAAGTTTATGCCGGGAAAGTTGAAGCGGTCTGGGTTTCTCTCCGGGTGCTTTCACTTCCACAAAAGCAATTCTACCGCCGGGCATCAATACGATGCGGTCTGGAACTCCTGCCGTTCCGGGAGACGTGAATTTCCAGCATACACCGCCATTTTGCTTTACTGCCTTTGTGAGTTTTTCTTCAATTATTTTTTCTCGCATGGGAGTACATACACACTTTCACCATGTTTCATAGCTTCAGTTATTTCATCAAGAACCCTTGGGACATCATCTATTTTGGCAAGAGTTCTTTTTTTCCTATCGGTCATAATCACAAGATTTTCAGGATGTAATGTGTCCTGATAGAGTGCATCAAATTTTTCAAGGTTAACCAAAAGATTATTTTTCTTGATCCACATAATGTTTCCTCCTAAAAAGTACGCAATATGGGAATTGTGCCGCTCGTAGCCGGTCATTTACAAACCTTATATATAGAAGAAATTTTTACTTTTTTCCTCGCCTGCGTAAAGACTGTATATGACCGGCTTACACCGGCACACTCCCGATTTTTGGGGCTTTTTTCGTATTTTTGTGCCGGTCAAGTTAGTCGAGGATGCCATAAGTCAATTGAATTCCAATGATGTATTTACCATCCCTCATCTTTTTTCTCTTGTATCCTGCCTGTTCCAGAGCCGCATAAAAATCAGAGGTACTGCGGATGTATTCACCATTTTCAATGCAGTATTCTCTGTAGTTGTTGTAAAGTTCACCGGATTTCTCCTGATAGCTCTTATTCACGATACAGCATTCATTGATGAAGTTTCCAAGCCAATCATTGCCCTCACGATAAGAGCCAATTGCATCAAGGACACACTGCGGTCTGGTAATCTGGTAGTTTGCAGCAATGACCTTTCTTGCCCCCTCAATCAACCATGAAAGCACTGCACCGCCAGCGTTATCGACCAAGTGCTGCGTGTAGTTTTTGATGTCCTTAGAACCCTGAATTTTTGCATGAAACGGAATGACAATCAATCTTCTCCATGTGCCATCATCCGATGCACCGACCTTTGGAAGATGATTGGTATACAGCACCAAAGTATGTGAAGGTTCAAAGTGGAATGGTGCTTTGAATTTCTTTTCGGCAAAGATCGGATCCGTGGAACAAAGCTGTTTTACGACTGAGGTATTCAGCCTCATACCTTCCTGCAATTCTGCCGCAATAATCATTCTTTTACCCTTCAGTTCCGCCATTTCAGGCTTTACGTTTCGCTTGCAATTGACGGTTAGTGCGTCCGCTGAAATGTTACCGCTGTAACTTCCCAGAACCTTGTAAATGACATTCCAGAACGTACTCTTGCCGTTACGCCCATCGCCGTAGGCAATAATCATCGCCTCCAAATACACCTTGCCCACAATGCAAAGTCCGCAAATCATCTGCACATAATCAATCAGGCTCTGGTCGCCGCAGAAGAAAAGCTGTAAGGCATCCTCCCACAAATCCTTACCAGCATCACTTGGAACGACCGCCGTCACTTTCGTTAATAGGTCGGCAGGGTCTGTTGGTTTCCAGCCATTCAATCCTTCGGGCAGATAATACGTGCCTCCGGGAGTATTCAAGAGCATTGGATTGCTGTCAAGGGCTTCTGGATTGTGGAGAACCAGAGGCTTTGCAGCATCCAGTGCATTGGTCATACTGCGAACATGGCGATATTTCATGACAAACGCCTTGAAAGTAGCATAATACTGATACTCCTTGTATGCCTCTGTCTGTTCTTCATCCAGACTATCCCTGAATTTCTTTCCCCCATTGATTGCTGCATCTCTTGCAACACCAAGGCTTTCCAGTTTCAGAAGTGACGCTTCCACCTGCTTTTCCGCCTCTGCCAGCTGTACGTCTGTATGTTCGATCATGGCAAGGGTGACAGCGTGTTCTGACTCCTCCCAGTAGGTTCCGTTGTAGCGAAGATAATCGGTCGCAATGGTAAATGCCACCTCATCTGAGAAGCCTTCTACAAATGTGCGAGCCTCTCCAACGTCCGAAAAATCATCGGGAATCAGGGATTGTTTGCCGTATGCTTCAGGAGAAATATATCCTTCCTGCGAGGTTACTTTTTTGCCGAATTTGCAGGCACTGTGCCAGATTGCTTCCAGTTCTTCATCCGGTAGCGGCGGTTCGCATTCTGCTGCCTTTTCCAGGAACTTCTGATAACTTTCCTCAGTCACACCAAACCGCTTGACCAGCTTTCCAGCCATGCGTGACATTGTGCTGTTACGCTGTCCCTGCGGAATGTTACGATTTGACTTCATCAGTGTAAGCCAATCCTCAATGGAAAGACTGCCTTCATGCCATACAACATCACTCGGACAGCCAAAAAGAAAACGTGAGGCATCCAGTGCATTGCCGTCGAAGAACGGCAGTTCCTTATGGATTTTCTGCTTTATCGCCTTATGAGAATTTGCATCGTTGCAGGGTGCTGTCGGAAAAAATACATGAAAACGTGGTCTTGCGGATTTATTCCCTTTCGCCAGCATATGATGACGGCTGTAGGTTACTGCAAATGCAACATCACTGAGGAAACTTGCCAGTTTTTCCTGTGTGATCCAGTCTTTCGGGTCATCTGAATGGTCGTTGTCACAATCCATGGGTACTACATCAGACAGCAGGAAATTAGCGTCACTGCGGGCAAAATTCTCATACTGAGCACAGACATGATCGTAGACAACGGCTTTTTTCAAGTCCGCTTCTGAAGTAATGACCTTTTGGTTTGGATAAAGGATATTCTTTTCATTGCCGGTACAGTTTGCTGTATAGAGCGTAAATTTCATTCTATTTCCTCCAGTTCTTCTGTAAAATGCCGAATGGTCATATGCCGCCGCTTCGCCCATTTGATTTCCTGCTGCATCCCCTCCGACCGCACAGAACCAAACACCCACAGCTGGGCACACTTTGACAGCAGTACCAAATTCATGAACATCGCTGTCTGACGATCTTCGCCTAAACCGTCATCCATGAACTGCGGAAACAGCAAATGGGGAGCGATAGGGACATAGTGCGTATCTACCGCAAAGCGGCTGTACCGTCTGGCGTTTTCGATATTGTCATTGATGCAGCCGTGGGAATAGGGAGAACAAATGTATACCAGCGGTCGATAAGCGGCAGCCTTTTTCGCCTTGCGTTCCTCTCGTTCAATACGGCTCAGTGCCTCATAAGCAGTGAGATCGATGTATCCCTCAGCGTTATACAGATTCATGCAATACTCCTTTCAGTCGCTTCTTTGTGCAGGCATCACAGTAAACGGCACTGCTGAAAATGTCAAAGTTTTCTGCTGTCCAGAAGATACTCAGATCAACCGGCACTTCTGCACCGCACTGCGGGCAGTGGCAGTATACGTTTTCGTTGTTGATCTCCACGGAGATACTGGTTGTGTCATTCAGATTTTCTTTGATGTAAAACATATGGAATCCTCCTTAGTCCTTCTTGTAAAAGCTGCATTCATATCCGTCCGCTCGAAGCAGCAGTCCCTTTGCCCAGTCTGGTGTTCTCGCCATCTGTTGACAGATCTCATCCAGCTTTGTACCTTTCGGGCATTCGATGATCATTTCATCGTGAATATGACCGACAATGAAGTATTGTGATAGTGTCTGCATGGAATACATCAGCAGATCTCTTGCAATTCCTTGGACGCAGTTCTCTACAAATTTCGGCCCATAGCTTTCAAGCCTGTCCCATTTTTTCTGAGCATTAATGCCCATATATGTAACAGATTCACCGCCGAATTTATTCTTACCGATGTAGGGTTTAGCATAGGCAAGACGTCTTCCGCTTGGCAGCCTTATGAACAGAAATCCTACCTCATAGGAAAATAGCAGTCCGTGTGTTTTCGTTGCTGTTTTTTCTTTGACTGCCTTTTTTACAGCTCTATCTACCGCCCACCAGAGTTCTGTAATATGCGGTGAAGCCTCACGCCAGTCGGTTACGATCTGTTTCAGTTCCGTATCGGATAAGCCAAGAGAATCTGCTCCCATCGCTTTCATGGCTCCAACCGATCCGCCGAAACCACAAGCCAATTCGGATATCTTTCCTTTCTGCCTTAAATGACCGTTTTCACCATGCTTTACAACTGGCACACCAAACATCTTTGATGCCGATGCACAGTAAATGTCCTCACCGTTTGCAAAAGCCTTCATTCGCCATTCTTCACCTGCAAGCCATGCGATCACTCTTGCTTCAATGGCAGAAAAGTCTGCAACGATAAATTTCATACCTTGCCTTGGAATAAATGCGGTGCGGATAAGCTGTGATAGTGTATCAGGAACATCATCATACAGCATCTGAATATCTTCAAAAGAACCGTACTTTACAAGTTCACGGGCTTCTGATAAATCCGGCAAGTGATTCTGCGGAAGATTTTGCAATTGCACATTTCTGCCAGCCCAACGCCCCGTTCTTGATGCCCCATAAAAGCTGAACATCCCTCTTGCACGATTATCGCTGCAAGCTGTATTTTTCATAGCGGTATATTTTTTCACCGAAGATTTAGACAACTGCAAACGCATCTGAAGCACGGATTTCACAGGTTCTTTTGCAGTTTTGATGAGTTCCTGCACCTGTGCTTTTCCGAGAGAATCCGACTTGTAACCCTGTGTTTCAAGCCAATCCAGCAACTGATATACAGAATTCGGATTTTCTACACCTGTCAGCCTTTTCATTTCAACTGTCAGTTCTTCTTTTGCCTCTGCATCAAGGCCAATTGCCTTATCTGCAAGCTGCATATCTACGAGAATACCTCTGTCGTTGATTTCCTGGTCAAGATAAAATTCCTGCCAGATAAAATTGGGAACAGGAAAACGTAACAGTTTTCTGTCGATTTCAAGCTCAGCTTCTACATCACGCTTATTGTACGCCTTAAAAATCTCCCATTTTTCAGGATAATCTTTCGGATAATGAAACTGCGGAACACCGTCAATTGTGTCGTGTGGCACACAAAAGAATTTGATGAGTGCCTTGCCCTCTGTCATTTTTTGCTGTTCAATACCCAGAACCTTTCCGACTTCTGCAAGTGATGACGGCAGTCCGAGCGTTCTTGCATGAATCATAGAGCAGTGCCAGCTTTCAGGATTTAAGAAATCTCCGACAGTATCTTCGTCAATGCTGTAACTCTGAAAATATTGAGGATAATTCTTACGAAGATATTTTGAAAGACAAACTCTCTCAAAATTCACATTAAATGCCCTTTTTATCACGTTTTCATCAACAAGAGCAGCGAGAACATTTTCGGGAATTTCTTCACCGTTTGCCATATCCACTACCTGAACAGGCTGTCCGTCTATGGAATAGGCAAACAGCAAAATATCAAAATATGGGGTATCTGTATAAGCATAAATGCCGCATTTTGATATGTCCTTATCGGATTTTGTTTCGATATCAATTGTAATCATGTTTATCTCAATTACCCACCCAAGCATAACGCCTAGCTGTCCGCCCCGCTATCTTAGTTCAGAAAATCCTCGTCTTCTACGGTTGCAAAGTCGTCCTCTGCACGGCTGTGACCGCCCAGCGGCTCGCCATCCCGAATCTTCTGGATGTTCTGCAGTCCGCAGGCAATACCACGGGATGTCTTGGTGTTGAACGCATAGAAGGTGATGCTGGCTCTGCCGTAGACACCGCTGTAAATCTCGCTGTGGTCTAAAATCTGCTGGCAAGCAGCGTCCACAATGCCTGGGGCAGTGATGGAATTGGCGTTGACGAAATAGCTGTTGGCATACGCTTCATCGTCCGGTCGTTCCAAGTCACCATCCCGAAGCGGTGTCTTGAGAGAAGTCAGCGGCGGAACGGACTTGCTGTTGCCTTTCAACTTGCCCTGTCCTTCCTCGTAGGCGGCCTGAATGGCGGCACGAATCTTCTCGATGGTTTTCGTGTCCGACTTCGGAATGATGAGGGAAACACTGTACTTTGGCTTGCTGTTCTCGTCCATTGCCTTTGCTTCCCAGAGGTTGGCGTAGCTAAATCTGCATACACCGGTTACTACTTTTGCAGGATTGATATACTTTGCCATGATAAAAACTCCTTTATTCTTTGAAATCTACCTGTGCAGTATTCCACGCAGGTCGTTTGTCTGATAGCGGAACAAGTGTTGGCTTTCCCTTTGGTTTCACAAGCAAATCTCCCAACAATTCTTCGAATTTTTTCTTGCCCAGCATTCTGGTCATTGCGGTAATGCCCAGTACCTTATGTTCGTATGGGTCGAATCCAGCAGTTTGTACCACCTCCGCTGCTGCAGTTTCACTGCAATATGCTCGTCTTGCTCTGCCTTCAACCAGCTTCCAATTCTTCCACGCTTTTCCCTGTAAGGACTGCTGCAAAGCGTATTCCTTGACATCGGAAGCCCATGCAACCAGTTGGTCGGCAGTTTCCAAAATTGCTTCGATTTCGGTATCGGTCAGCTTGTCCGGCATGGCGAAATCATACTTCGCCAATTGCAGATTGTACTCCGCCTGTTTCCGGCAAGTTGCTTTCACTTTGCAGAAGCGGCAGCGCTCTCCGGCAGAGAATTCGCCCTCGCCTCTGGCGGCAAGTTCGGCTTTTGGTTTCAGTTCGGTTTCTGCCCAGTGCAGCAGTTCTGACAGCGGCAGAGTGCATTCGCTGAGGTTCTGGATTCTCGGCTGAAAGATTACCATCCGAACCTCTACAATGTCATAGAGGGCATCGAACAGTTCCAACGCTCCAAGAGCATACAGCATCATCTGCGAGTTGTGGTCGGAGGATACCGCCACGCCCTTGCCATACTTGAAGTCGATGACAGTTAAAACCGAGTCTGCAACAATCACGCAATCACCCGTTCCGAAGCCATCCGGAACGTATCGGCTGAAATCCAGACGCTGTTCCACTAAGACCATGGGTTCTTGCAGAGTTGCCAGCAGTTCGGCGATGTATTGTGCATAGCTGTCCGTGCAGTCTTCCATTTCTGCATCGTAGAAGTCTAAGTTCTCCGTGGGATTAGATGCCGGATTCCCGAGCAATTTCTGCACCTTATATTCTGCCAACTCGTGAGCACACGTGCCTTCCCGTGCGTAGTCCGTCACGGTATCCGGCAGGGCAGCACAGATCTGTGCGGAGGGCGGACACGCCAGCCATCGAGCACTGGAGGAAGCAGAGAGCATAGCGTGTTTATTCGGCATGGGCTGCCTCCTGTGCATCTGCAAATAGTGCAGCGTACCGTTCCGGCGGAACTTCAGACAATCGACTGCCGCCATGCTTTTGCAGCAGTTTCAGCACCGTTTCCTTTTGTCCACTGCGGGACAGATTTACCAGAACGCTGCGGACTTCTTCCAGTGTGACCGCCTTTTCCACTGCTTTTTTGACCGTTTCTTCTTTTTGCGGACAGATCTGTGTAAACGTCTCCATTTCCGCTTTGGAAGCACTTTCTGCCCACTCTGATGCGACCTTTACGAAATCGCTGAGTGCAGCAAGGACATCTATGAGGGTTTTCATTTGATTTCACTCCTTTGCATATTTTTGACGATAGATCTGAGAACTAAATTCCGCTAATATTTGGCGAATCACTTCTGCTTGCCGAATATCTGCAAACAATAGCAATTGCTCCAAAGCAACAGATTGTTCTTCTGTAAGCATATTTTTATATGGATGATACCAATCTGCTACTCTAACACCGCCGCCATTCCCGGAACACGTCTCCAGAGGATAGTCCAATGCAAGTGCATGAATGTCGTTGCGAACAGTATTACAACATACACACAATTCCTGTGCAAGAAGTGGAACTGTTGTTTGTCTGCGAGCAACTAAAATCTTCATGATTTCGGCACGCCGTTCATTCACACTCACATGGACACCCCCTTTCCTAATCGTCGAACTTACTCTATCATTCAAACTACCAGCCTTTTTGGTAGTTTGAAAAGAGTTCACAAAACATTTTCAATTTGTACAGGCATAAAAACACCGACAAGGTACAGAAAAAATTCTGCACCTCATCGGATGTTCTCACTTTTTTACCAAACTGGTCAGCCACGGAGCAATGGGTCTTGCAATCATTCTCGCATTCAGATATGCCATTTCCAGTGTCAGACAAGTGCTGCCCAGATAATAGCCGTTTCGTTCTGCCAAGGTCATGGCAAGGTTCGGTTTTTCCATATCTGTTAAACAGATCGGCAGCAGAAACTGCAATTGATTCTGGTATCCCTGCGGTACTACCAGCCCCGGCTCAATTACTGCTTTTCGTCTGCCCAGTTCCACTGCTGTTTCCAGAAGCAATGGCAGATTCTTGAACCGAAGCAGTTTCTTTGGCAGCCGTTCCCGATTTTCCGGGTCGCTGAGAATGTGTTCTGCATTTACCCGAATTGGCCATTCCGGATTGAAGTTTACACCATTTTGCATCATCGGGAAATATGGCTTTTGGGGCAGTGGTTCTACATACCGCAGTTTGGAAGAAACAGCATCACAGAAGCCGGTGAAATACCATTTCAATGTGGTGTCTTTCTTTTTATTTCGTTCAAAGCAGGCGTAGATTGCCTGATATTGTCTTGTGTACAGTCCTGTATGAAAGCAGGCACAGTTGTTTTCCACATGGAAATACGCCGTTTCTCCGGTGTTGTAATCGATGCTCAGTTTCCGGAACATCATATGGAGATACCGTTCCAAAATCGGCGTATCTGTATTTTTACATTCGGTCTGCGGCTTTCGGAATCGCCATGCTTCCGGTAACGCCATTTCTGCCAATTGTTCTAACTGCCCGTACCAATCCGGCACATAGGCAAATTCAAATAAATCTGTTTCTATCATTTTTCTGTTCCTCTCCATTTAGGAATTGCTTTTATCAGCTTCAATTGTATTCGGGCTTTTAGATCTTCGTCAATATATCGATATGTTTTCCCTTGTGCATCCTCCCCTTTTACCGTTGCCAATGCATTGATGTAATCGTCATAAAAGCGGAGAATTTCTTCCAAAGCAGTTTTCTCCCCATTTACTGCGGCACAGATCAATTCATATGTAAGGTCATTTTCTTTCATCGCCATTCCTTTCATAATACTTGCGGATTGCTGTAAATGCTTTTTGTCTCCAGTTGTAAATGGTGCGAGGCGTGACGTGAAAGTACGCTGCGATTTCCTGATCGCCATATCCATACCAGAACTCCAAAATCAACGTTTCTCTCTGTGCTTTTGGAAGTTCCAACATAGCATCATAAAGCCAGTCGCTGGCAATCAAACACGGATACTTCTCGTTATCCAAAATGAAATGCTCTGACGGATACACATCTTCTATTTCCGGAACATTCATTAGGTCTGGTTTCGCCTCACGGTTTTGGATTCTCTTTTTTTCTGCCGCTGCATCTCGATATTCATTTCGCATTACAATTTTCACAAAGCAGTCAAAGATTTTTATTCTGCAGCTTTTATCGATAAAGGGAGTCAATCTGTTGGTTCCTCCCTTCTTATGCAGTTTTGCAGGTAGTGTGTATATCACCCCCTTTTAAACTACTAAGACGAATCAGGCAGAACAAAATCGGAAAATTTATTTGTAAATATTCTGTGTACTTTTATTTCTTAGGCACAGCAACAAAAAAGCAGCATACAAAACCGGTCATTTCGCCGGATTGTATGCTGCTTGGAAAAATAGAAAGGGCAGTCCTGCCCAGCTGTTTGCCGGACAGAACTGCCCTTTTTTAATGGTTGAATTTTAAAGGAAATATATTGCTTGTAGGTAAATTGCATACATTTCTACATCAAAAATATATCCAGAAAATGCTCGATATTAACCGTCAAGGAACAGAACTGTTATGACAATAGAATCTAAACTTATCGGATTATTATTACTTTCAAAAAATATTTTGTGACAAATTGTACAATATAGTTATACACTATTAAGAATGTCATGAACAGAGAATATTTTTATATAATGTCAACTTCTAAGAAACCAAATTCTTCCCACTTCATTTTACGAACAATTTTTCGAACATTTTCCGAGACAAATAAAGCGTACATATCATTTTCTAATCGAAAAATATCTTGGTTAATAAGTGAATCTCTATAAAATGCATATTTCGCTATATTATAATACAAATTATTTTCAAATTCAAAGCAAAGGAAATCAGATTTTTCTTTATTTAGTGATTCAAAAGGCAAGACATTTAGTACATTCATTATATAATATTCTTTTTTTAACGGAAATCCTTGCTCATCGACAACATTAGCAGGTAAAAATTGCACTGCGTGACCGATAAGCGGGCAAAGCTTATGAACAATATCTTCAGAAAATAATTCCCAATTATATATATTGCCTAACCAATTAGTCAAAGTTCCTTCTTTCAAATTACAATGAAATGTAACTCCCTGCCATTCATGCTTTGTAATGTTTTTTCCATGATATATAATTTGATCATCAATACCATTCAAATCAACTTTCAAACAAGAAGCATAATTTCTATCTTCCGCAAGATTCCCATTATACATCATTTTGTAATATTTCAATACATTACCTCCGTTTCTTCCAATAGTTCTTATATAGCATTTCTGGATTATTTGCAATTTCTGTCTTTGTCTGTTCATATAAAGAAAGAAACTTCTTTTGATCACCCTTTGCAATACTATCATATTTTTTCATACTATCCAAAACATAATCATGATAGGCATATGGGTGTCTTCCTTGATGAGGCAAACTCATTTTATTCCAATCTCCATCCAAATCCAGATTATACTTTTTTGTTATTTTTTCGAATTGAGGTGTATATTTTTTGCTTTTATTTGTCGCAAAATGATGTATTTGATGAGGCTTCCCAGATGTCAATACCTTACTTGAACTTTTTGCACCATCAGCAATACTGGAAGCCTTTTTGGCATCCTTGGCTGCATCCGCCAGTTCAAGAACTGTATCGCCCTTCTTGGATACTGTAATAGCAACATCTGCTGCTTTGGACAAATCATGTGCTGTATCAACAGCTTTGTATGCATCATAAGCAGTTTCTGCTGCATGCACACCCACTTTTAGTCCTGCACTTGGAACACCTGGTGTTACAAGTCCGACTACATCTGTCAAAATATCAACAGCACCCATCGGAGTGGGTTCGATGCAAAATGAAACAATGTCAAATGCTAAACTTGCCGCATCAAAAAATGTATCTAGAAAATGCCCAGTACTATCTGTTCCAGAAACAGGGTTGTTGTGGCAATAGGTATACAGATTCAGGCTTAGTGGATCATTATTGCTACCTGCAAAAGAATCTCTTGAGATAAATCGTCCAGTTGAAGGACTATAGTATCTCGCACGCAAATAAATGGTAGCAGTTTCCTTATCATAATACTCGCCACAATACCGAAATGCATTGGTGTCAGTGTCATCAATATTCTTTTCTACACCAAAAGCATCATACTGATATGCTTTAGTAACAGCACCATTGTTGTCTGTTAAATTGACAACATCACCATGAGCGTTTTGTGTGTAGTAAGTATAATCTGACTTAACTGCCTGTACAAACTCACACCCTGCCAGCAAATTCGTTCCACGAATATAGATTTGTGCTTTGTATGGATTGCTTCCATCCGCATCAACTGCAATCTGTTTATCATCATTCCAGATTTGATCGATACTATGACCATCTACAGTTTTGCTAATACGCAGACCATCTACATCATATTTATAACTTGCTGTTGTTTTGCCATCAGTAAATCCAATCAGCTGATTCAGACTATCATAAGTATTTGTCTCTGTCTTATCTGCTGTGATCTTTGTGATCTGATTTCCATTGGCATCGTAAGAATAAGCAGTTTCTTCTCTCTTTGCATTTGTTGTGGTGCCTGTAATCAGATCTGTTGGACTAATTGCTAATCCATTATTTGAGGTTACACCACTAGAAGCTTCTTTAACTGTCTTGATTTCTTTCTGAAGCAAGGCAGTGTACTTGCCATTGACAGTATAATCATAGACAGTTTCATATTCTTCTGAACCATTAGCAACCATCTTAGAGCGATTGCCATAATCATCATATTCATATGAATACGTATCAGCTGTCTTACCGTTAGAAATGGACTCCCTGGTCAATCTCTTCAAACCGTCATAATCATATGAGGTTGTTTCTATTGTACCATTTTCATTGCGTACTTTGCAAGCATCTGAACCATCTAAATAGTACGAATATTCATAACTGGATATGTCTGATTTTCCTGATTTGGTAACAAGCTTTGTAACTTTGTTGCATCCATTGTAGGAATAGGTCGATACCACACCATTTGCAAGTGTTTCAGAAATCTTATTACCATTTTCATCATAGGCATAGGAAGCTGTCAGATTTCCACTTTCCTTAACCTGAACCACACGCATTTCATCATCATAGGTATAAGAAATATTTTCATATACAATTTGATGATTGCGTCCGATAAAATAAGAACTTACATTTTGAGAAATGCCCTCATAATAATAGCCTTTGAAACCTGTATTGCTTTCCTCTGTGATTTTTCTTCCAAGATCATCGTAAAGATACAGTGTTTGTTCATTATTGATGTTAACACACTGTACTCTTCCCATTTTGTCATATTCATATGACTTACTTACATTTTTAGATGAATCATTAGAATGTACTATATTAGCTATTAATATACGATTTAAAGCATCATAAGTATTTGTGGTAACATTTCCATTTGCGTCTGTTACTGTTAAAGCATTGCCATTTAGATCGTATGTTGTTATTCCAGAGTCATAACCTGTGCTGTCAGTTGTCTTTACCAAATGACCCCATGCATCATACTCATAGTTCGTTTTCAAGTAATCTGAATCCGAATCTGCATGTAGTCCAGTTAGCATTGTTGTTTGAATGCCAGCATTGTTATACAGATATTTTGTGATGTTCTTCTCACTATTGGACGTACCATCACTCAATGTTACCTGTGTCAGCAAGCCCTGTGCATTGTACTGATTTTCAGTTACACTATACTTTATTGTATCCGAATCCTGCTTTTGAACAGTTTGCTTTGCCAGCGTTACATTGCCATTCTTGTCATACTGATTTTCTGTAATAGAATAGTTGACCGATCCATCAGTTTTAGTGTTAAAAGGTGTATATGTTCTACTAACTTTACAAATTTCATTAGCAGATTCTAAAGTTGTATTCTCATATTTGGTAATATTGCCAAGTGCATCAATTTCACGTGCAATCTCACCATTTGCATAATAAGCATTTGTTTTCTTTATCTTACCATTTGTCTTTTCATAGATGGTTTTTTGCTTGAAGCTTGTCAAAACTTCAGATACAACTTGCTTATCAGCAGTAATATAGGTAGTATTTGTTGTTTTCAACGCACTACTAGATTTAGAAGAACTATTATCTAATCCAGTATATACATCAACACTATAATTTTTAATGAATTCATATGATGTGGTCGATTGAATCTGTTTTGAAGATTCAGAATCAGCTTTAAAATATTTAGCTTTTTCTCGCTGCAATCCATCATATTCTGTTAGACTAATTGTGCCGTCTGGATCTGTTTGCTTTGTAATGTTACCATACGCATCATACACATAAGAGGTAACATTACCTTCTGCATCCGTTTCTGATTTTTTGTTTCCGTCCGGATAATAAGTTGTCAAGCTGCCGTGGCTCTTATCAGCAGAATAATTCGGTGCATACTCCGCAGTTTTGCGGCTCAGCAAATCATATTCTGCAATGGTAGTCGCCGGTGTGCTTCCCGTTCCGTAATCTCTAGTAACTGTAACATTGTTGAACTTATCGTACTCATATTCCTTTACAGAATAAAGATTTTTAGAAATGTCAAAACTGGTGGTTTCCTTTGACACTTGAAGTTGTGCATTATACTCATAAGAAACTGTATTTACAACAGTATTTCCATCCTTCAGTGTCTTGGATTTTACCAGTCCTTTTCCAACGCCATCCTTGTAGTAATCATACTCAGTTACATTACCTTCGGGGTCGGTTGTAGCACGAATCAACCCTGCAATTCCACTCACATAACTATCAGCATAATATTCATGACTCGTGATTGCATAACTTGCCTCATTCGCTGCA